GCAATAACTAGATTGACCTTCAATGGTATCCCCATTTGCGTTTGCGAGTGTGATGATTATGTCATTTGCATTTTCTGCTGATCGCGTTAGGTCTATCATGCTCACGTACTGACCTAACGTATCGAATTTAGGAAAATTTCTGATGCTGATTATAACTTGAGCTGCGGAACTTCTTAAAACAGAATAAACTTCCCCAGGATTAACGATGATTGTGTTCCCAGATTGAGAGGTTGTTGAGACCATTCCATAGCCCTCAGAATCTGATATTTTTAGCCTAGAAGGTCTGTAAAGTCTACCTGAAAGTCTCCCTATTACATTTTGGATTTTAGAAATATCCATCAGAGGACTACTAATAGTACCTTCAATGTAATTATAGATTACCATGTCGATTTTATTAGCCTCGAAGTAAGGTTTAATGAAGCTCGTTGAAAACATTATATCTTCACAACCAAACCCGATACCATTTGCTTGTGATACCATGTTGTTAAACGTATGACCGTATAAAGAGGAAGCATGAATACCTATGCCGTAGTTCGTAATCATATCCATAGATTCAAACGATCCAACCCCGTTATCCCCATACTTAACAATATTCAGACCACCGCCGCAGAGGATATCTAAAGAAACGGTGTTACCATCCCCCACACTCAAATTAAAGACTTCAATGGTGGAAGTTGTTAAACTTTTCACCTTGTATGCTTCACCATTATAAATAATAAAATAAACTATATTACTACCCACATATATGCTATCAATTGGTGTTTGCAATGAAAAAGAACCATAACCCCCAATTGATGAATTTACATTTGCGGTTGCTGATGTCTGTGTAACATTTGTAACGTGAGATTTCCCGCTCAGTCCAGACTTAAATCTTTTATGTGTGACTAAATTATTGTTACCGACAGGCAAATAAATAAACGACCACAGTTTGCACCTCTGAATATCCAATTCATTAAACTCAGACCGTGACATTCCTTGACCCTTAATTCCGTAGAGGGCGCAGTACATACCATTAATAGTTAATGTTCCTGTAACGGTAACTCTGTTTTTAAGCCATATCACATATTCTTGGTTATCATCTTTAGCAACGAAATTAAAATCACCGTCTAGTTGTAAAAATGAAGAAATGATAACGCCAGACGTTAAAATAGTCAAACTCCTATCTGATAGGAGAGATACGTTATTTGCTATCGCATAATCAATAGCCGTTTGTAAATTAACCGTGTCATCAACAGTTTGATCCCCAACAACCCCAAACTCTTTGACATGCATATACCCACTTACACGTTGCGTTATATCTGCCAACTGCGCACTATGCTCCGTCACATTCTCCCGCAGCGCATCCGCATCATACGCCGTAAAGTACCGCGCCACTCCTACGCCTGTTGCCCACGCCTTCGCTGTCGTCCCGCTGAATCCGCGCGTTACTCCCGTTAAGTCATTGCCGCTTTTACCTTCGTATCGTACTGTTTCCGCGCTCTCATCTACGCCAATCGTCGCAATATTCGGAGCGTCCGGTAATTTCGACGCATCGAGCAACGTAATTGTCGTCTGAATATCCGTAATTGCTGCCGATAGTTCCGTCGCTGGCGAATTTGCTGTGGCAGGAAACATTTCCATTTGCGCCATCTATTCGTTCCCCTCTCGTAATTACTGCGTGAATTTAACGGATGTACTCGATACCGCGAATCTCGGACGGTCGCCAACGAGTAATGTACGCGGATTATCCAGCGGTTTCGTCCACAATAAACTTCCGCCAGTCGCCGCCGTACGTAATCCGATATGCGTTACGAGTCCCCAATCCGCAGTAGCAACGGGAAATACTACTTCTGCGGTATTTGCTACGGATTGTTGTCCGCTGACGAGCGTCGGCGCTCCGAAGGTAACCGCCTGCCGTGCGTATGAGCCTCCGCTTACTTCCGTGCCGGTATCCGCCGCTGTTGGGTCCGATATGTAAAGCGCAATGTAAACGGTAGATGGTCCGGTAAACGCCGTATTGCGTAAAGCCGCGTTAAGTAGCGCCGCGCTCAGATAGTTCGAAATTTGCATCGCCATTATTTATTCTCCTCCTATTTTTAAGCGTCATGATCACGCTTTTTTGACAACGCAAAAAGGCCCGGCATATTTGCCGAACCCTCGCGTTTCCTTCGTTTAATCTTCGAGTGAATATTCGTTCGTTAATGTAAATCCGTGGACTGTCGTAACTCCCGTATTAGCCATCGTAATAACTGGTCGCGCTCTTACATCCGCTTCCGACTCGATCGCCACCGCTTGCCATGACGTATCTATCGTATACTCCGTAAGCACTTCATTACCGGTCGGCCACGGATCATTCATGCGCAAATTAACGTCAATCAAACGTGATCCTGTTGCACCGAGCGCGAGCGTACCTGCGTAAGTCGCTACGTAATACTTGCCGGGCATATCCGCAAACTCTAGCGTAATATCTCCGCGCTTAGCGTTAAACGTCCGTGCTAGGTACGCCAACGTCCGGTGAAATTCCGCAGCCGATGACGTAATCTCGAACGTCAATCCAATCGTACGCGGTCCGTAGGAAGCGCCGAAATCAACGACGCCGTCCGTATTAGCGAGCTTCACCGTGTTGTCTTCGGTTTCCGGCAAGACCGGTAAGTTACGTTCATACAGCGCGGCTCCGTGCTCCGATAGCCATACGCCATTTACCGCTACATCGTACGCCACTATTCCTTCACCCCCATCGATTGCAGACGGGATAGTGCGCGAGTCCGTTCGTCATAAAACGTAGCGATATCGGCTTTATCACTCAGCGTTACTTCGTCTACGCCGAGATCGATATGCTGCGTAATATTCGTAACTGACGCAGGCGCTTGCGGCGACATACGCGGACTTGCGATCATATCGAATAGCGTCGCTTGCTGCTGCGGATTAAGGTACATCTCGTTCGCGTGCGCTATAACCGGAACAGCCGCGCCAGGTGCGCCCTTAACGATGCCGCCGTCCTTGAACGCCTGCAACACGCCAGTATCCGAAGATACTCCGTACAATTTCCGTAGCTCCTCGTTACGTGCGTTAAGCCGCGCCATCTCCGCCGTATTACCGCTCGCCTTCGCCGCTGTCCACGCGGTTTTATTCGCGTTATACTCAGCGAGGTCGGACGCCTTCTTCGACTCCGCATTAATCTGCGTAATCGACGCCATCTTCGCGCGATATTGCGTCAGGAATCCGTCAAGCTCCGTAAGGATCGTAGTGTTTGCGGAACCACTTGCGCTAACACGGTACGCTGCGATTCCGTCCTCTATCGATTTGATATCGCCTGAGTACGCATCAAATGCCGCCGTTAATGCGTCGTACTGTGCTTCGGCTGCGGTCTTCTCCGCCTCGTACGCTTTCGTCTGCGCATCCTTTTCGTCCTTAAGCGCGTCTTGCTGATCCGCGAGCGTACGGTCGGTTAATTCACGGTCGTGTTCGAGCTGCATGCGCGCGATCTCTTTAAGCAGCGCGTCACGTTCCGCAATTCCTTCCGGACCAACTGCGCTCGATAACTCCGCTAAGCGCGCTTGCTTCTCCGCTAGTTGCGTTGCGTAATCAGCGTCAACATTAAGCTCTTTGTTGGCGTCACGTAAACGCTGAATAGCGTCAATTCGCGCGTCATAATCGGCTAACGCGGCGTCCTTACGTTCTTCGATCGCCTTGAGTTCCGCATCCTTTGCGTCCTTAATTGCGGCTTTCTGCGTCTTAACGAGGTCGGTTGCGAGATCCTGCGTAAGCTTCGTAAGGGATTTACGGAGATTGTAGAGTTGCTCGTCAGCCTGCGCATAATACTCCGAATCCTTGGCGTAGCGATTACGTACGCGAGTCCACGCGTCGATCTTCATTTGCGCGATCTCTGTTTCCGATTTGCCTGCGTCAGACATGCGGCGTTCCTCTGCGCTAATCCACTTCGACGATGCGTTGTACTGAGCGCGTGCTTCCGCTTCGGTTGCGGTGGCTACGTTCTTGCGCGATTGGCGGACTTGATCGTCTGCGGCGATGTACTCTGCGCTGTCCTTCGCATAACGATTACGTAATCGCGTCCAGCTTGCGAGTTTCATTTCCGCGATCTTGAGTTCGGATTTACCGCTGTCCTCCATCCGTTTCGACTCCGCATCAATCCACGTAACCGAAAAGTCATAGCGTGATTGGGCGCTGTCTTCTCCGAGCCGCTTAAGCTGTAGCGCCAATGTGCGCGCATCGTCTACGGACTCTTTGAGGAAAGTAGCGTGCTTCTTGCGCAACTCTTCGTATTTCTTAATCTGCGCATCAGCCGTCATATCGTAAAAGTCCGCCTGAAACTGGACGGTTTTCATATCGGCGTCATACGCTGCCTTGCGTGCTTCGGCGGCAAGTTCTGCGGCTGTCTTGCCCGTCGCTTTCTTTTCCTTCGCCGCTTTCGGGGCATCTGGCGTGATGATATCCTTCGTGAACGTTTGGGTTCCCGTTTCAACCTCGGCTGCCAGCTTTTCGAGATCACGAGCTGCATCGGAATACTTCTGTTGCTCTTTAAGCGCGTCGTCTCGTTGCTTTTCAAGTTCTTTAGATGCTCCGGACCCCACCATCATCCCCAGCGCGCCATTAGTCACGATGTCCATAACGTTGCCCGACTTTTTGCGTTTGTCAGCCTCCGCCTTTGCCGCCATATCTTCCTCAAAAGTTCCTGCCTTTGTGCCGGATACGGCTGCCATCGCCTTTATCAGCCGCGTGTAGTTATCAATTTGCGTCTGTATTGATTTCGCTACCGCTTCACTTTCTTTAGCGGAATTACGTATACGCGCCACGCTGTTATCGGCGGCCATGTCTGTAAAACGCTTGTCCGTCGCAATTTGGTCGATAATTACATCGATGTTACTAGCGCGAATTCTTCCGTCCTCGCCTTGTTGAGCGTTCAATTCCGGATACTGCTCGACTAACTTCTGCGTAATATCAACGAGGCGGCTTTTCTGCGATGCGTCCAGATCCTGCGCAGAGTTGAGCGTTTTAAACTCCGCAGCCATTGCGGACATTTCCTTTAGCGTCTGCTTTTTCGTAGCAAGGGCTGCATACTCCGCTTTATCCTGAGTAGATAACGCGATAACACCTTTATCTATGACCGCGTTCATTTCTCCGAGCTTCTGCGTCGCATTCTCTACGCCAGTGTAACCGAGGTCTTCGAGCTTATCGTCGAGTATACTGATTGCATCGATAATATCGGGAAGTTCCGTATACATTTCCGGAAGTGCTGTGCCTGCCTTTTGAGCCGCCTGAAGCTCGTTTAACCGCTCTTGTAGCCGCGCGCGTTCCGCGAGGACAGGCGTTAACTCCTCCGTTTTTGCCTTTAACTCTTCGACATCCGCAGCCGTGCGATCAATATCCCGCTTATTTAATACCGCATTGAGGTCGGACTGTGCCTTCGCGAGTTCTTTCGTAGCGTTTGCGGCTTCTGACTGCGCGGTCTTTAGGTAGGCGATACCTCCCGCTAATGCGCCGACTGCGAGAATTGCCCACCCAACCGGACCGGCTGCTAGTTCTAACGACTTTATCGCGCCTGAGATAAGTTTAATCACGGGCGGTACAGTCGCGAGTATTGCAACGAGTCCTAATACACCGACCGAACTCGCAGCAGCAGCAGAAACAAGCGCTTTGTTCTCGGTGGTAAACTCAGCGAGCGCAATGATTGTCGGAGTCAACGTTTCGAGCACGGTTTTAAACAGTGGTGTGAACGCTTGTCCGAAAGCTACCGTCGCTTCATCCGTGGCAGCAGTAAACCGCGCCTGTGTGCCGGTAAAATCCTGCATCGCTTGGTCCGCATTTCCAGTGAATATCGCGCCTTCGTTGATAAACCCGTTGTAAGCGGCCTGGATCTTCTGCGCATCGGTCAATCTGCCCGCCGTCGTTCCGATCGTTCGTGCGTATTCCTTTTGCATAACGGATAGGTTCTTCGTTACGCCGACCGCATCGGACAGTACGGAGTTACCGTTCTTTATACCGTCAAGTGATGCTTGGATAGCGCCGCCCATCGTGTAGAAAGATTGTCTATTGTAGGCTGCTGAATCCGCGAGGGAGTTAATGAGCTTTGTAGACTGCTCCAACCCTAAACCGGTTGACATGGCGGTTTTATACGCTAATACCGATTCGGTCAGAGACAAGAATCCGCGCTTTGCTAAGTCCTGGGCGGCGGCCTGCGCATCCTTCGTCTGTATACCGAATCCCTTTGCCACCGCGTTGAGTCCCGCAAACGCGTTGTACAGCTTCGTAGCTGCGTCAACCGCCTGTTTCATCTCCGAAACGAGCTTCGTAAGCGCCGCGCCTGCACCTATCCCGGCTAACGCCGAAGACATATCGCGCATGCCGTCCGCACCGCGTCTGCTTTGATCTTCGAGTTCCTGTATCCGCCGCCTCGCTTCGTCTAAGTTACGCCGAAACTCCGCTATATCAAGCGTAATCCGCGCCTGAATTTCACCTACGTTTGTACCGCCCGTACTCATCTTAGCGCCCTCCTTACTGCATCCGCGATAAACTGTTTATATATCCGTTCATTCGTTCGGAGTGGTCGCGATAAGAACTTCGGACGAGTGCCAGGCGTTGTCGGATTCTTATACTCGCCCATCTCGTGTACACGTAGCGCATAATTAAAGCGCGCACCAGAGGAACCCGTTTCCGTTGCGGAATAAAATACCTCACCGTATATCCGTCCGTCCCTATTTACGACCTCCTTGCCTGCCGTCATCCGCAACGTACCCGACTTTAACGGAGCCTCATTACGTGATGCCGCGAGTAGGTGGTCGGTAGCGTCATGTAATCCGAGGGTTGCCCCGTCGAGTACTCGCGTTTTCTGGCGCTCTAAAAACTGACGTAGCGCCGCCGTTTCCATACGAAAATCCATACGTCCGTCACACCCTCCCCGCGCTCATCTGATCGCGTAATAGTTTAAATCCGGCTTCGTCAAACTTCGGCTTGCTCTGCGTTGTGAATCCGGCTTCACGCTGTAATCCCGTCGTAAACTTGCGATAATCCTCTACGTTAGTCGTGTGCGACATAACGTTAACGTTTAGCGCGTCGAGTGTTTCGCCAGCCTTACGTCGCTTGTCCGCATCCAACACGTCGAGTAAATCCATAACGTAATAACCGCGCTCGAACTCAACTTGCGTTTTACCGAGGCGTACGGCTGCGTCAATAAAAAATTCGTCTATCGTTACTCGGCGCTCGCTTCCGCTACTCCCGTCTGCAGGTTCGCGAGTTGCAGAGCGCCTTGCACGTTTTTTAAGAGGCCGCCGAAGTTGTTAACGCGCGCAACGGCGGTAAAATACTCCATCAATTCGTCCGGCGCTACGTTTGCCTCGATCCACTCCGGTTCGAATCCGGTCAATACGCTGACCACTTGAACGACGTCATTTAGCGCGTGCTCGATGAACGCGAATAAGTAAGCTACGCGGTTCTCGGCTGGCGCTGACATAACGCCCATAATCAATTCCGGTAGCATATTAACAGCGGCAAATAGTTCGCGCCATTGTCCGACCGGAACCTTCCGCACCTTTACCATTCTATCTCCGAGCTGGATTACGTTGGGGTCAATTACGATTTCTGGCGCGGTAGTTTCCGCTTTATCTGAACGCTTAAAAATCTGCATTATATTCGCTCCTTATAAAGAAATAGAGGCGCAGTTAAGCGCCCCTTTCCACGTAAATATTCGTTTAAACTGCGGTAATAAGATCGTCGCCGAGAATAAGGACTACGCCATCTTCATCCGGGGTTGACCGGAGAGTAACGTTCGTGATGCGTTCATTTTCGTTGTTATACGAGTAAGAAATATCCGTCTCACTGTACGCGAGTGGTAGCGTTGTCCAGAAATCAGGATCGTTTTTATGTGCGAGAGGTTTAATAACAGCGACCTTGGCGGTGCTAAGCAGACTCAAGCCTACGCCGGTCTTAACAAGCACCTTTGATCCGCCCGTTCCTGTAACGATTTCCGCACCTGTCATAATCTTCGGAATAATGTCAATTTGATATTCAGCGAACGGAATCTGAGCGCTGACATTACGCCCTGTTATGCGCTTATCAACGACTGTCTCGCCCGTCTGATCCGTCTTCTGCTCGCGGTACGTTGTCTCCGTATTAAGTACGACGCCACCGATCGTAGTCTCAAACGAAATCATGTCCGGACCAGTGCCGTACTCAACGATTGCCGGACCTATTTCGATCTTTTTGAAATCTTGAGCCATTCGTTATTTCCCCCTTATTTTGGACGTACTAAAAAAGCCGCCCGAAAACGGACAGCCCTGCATTTATAGCGATGTTGTTAGCGTAAAATTCACGGAGTATAGCGCTCGGTTATTCGCGTCAGGACCGAGATACCACGGCGCCGACTGATCCGCCAGGCACTTAACGACGCGCGTAGTCCCCA